GGCTTCAAAGTGTTCATACAACCACTGATAATGTTGTTTACTTTGTCTAGCCCAGACAGTGCTGGGATGATTGACATGGGCCGCTAGATAAAATTTGTCATCATATTTATCTAGCACCCAGCGTTTAGCTTTGCGGCCTGAAGATGACTGCCCAACCACCATAGTACCATCAAGAACACGATGAGCAGTAGACAAAATCTGTGCAGTCTCAAGGGGCATCTTAACAATATGCTGATCACATTGCTCTTCAGCGGCCCTACGTGGACAGTCATCAAGATAAAAGATATTCATATTAATCTCCGTGATCAGTCCAATGATAGTCAGCGTTACTTATCTCATCAGCAATGAGATCATATATATAATTACTATTGACCCAGCTAGTGATATCAACTCCCCGCGATTTAACCGATACAATTTCAACTAACTCCTCCTCATCACCATACATAAGATACTCAATGGTTGCGTAGATAGACATCCACTCGCAGTCTAGCTCCACATCCATAACCTGATTACCATACATACTAGCTGTTCCCATTACTATCTCCTATGTGTGTGCGTATCCATCAGTTTCTATAGCCAACCACATACCATTCCAAGGTACTATGACTGCACCGTCCATACAAAAACCAAGCTCTACTGTGCGTCGAAAAGCTAAATAACTTTTCTCTTCACTCCATAACATCCATTTTGTTTTGAGAGCTTGTTGCTGGGGCTTAGTTAATCGCATAATTGTCTCCTAGTTAAAAAACTGATCAAGAAAAGTAATCTCATGCCGCTGAGTTTTTATAAGCCTGCCGCCTACACCAACATAAATTGGTAGCGACCTCTCCCTTTCTTTTTTATTTCTAGCGACTACATACTCAACAGTATCAGTAGGTTTAAAATTCTTTAGGCTTTTAATATGTTGCCAGATAATCATACCGCCATTGCCTCGTTGGTTTCGGGGTGCTATATAATACATATTACTTTCCTCTGTTGTTGTTGATCCATTCTTCAACGGTGTCACTAGACTTTGCGGCATCGTCCCAGAATTTATTTAATCTTTCTAAAGAAAATTTACTTTGTTCTTCATGCAAACAATCAAGAATAAAAGAACAGTAGTCTTCATCGTTCATTGCTGATCTGATTAATCTTTGAACATTTAATATTTTTTCTTTTGTTTTCACTATTACCTCCAAATAAAAGCGCCCCGAAGGACGCTATAGTTTTTAGTAATAACCTTCACGTACTTTGTGAAGGATATTAAATATTTCTAGTTCAGTAAAGTGAGAATTTTTTAACGATTCAGCCAGACCCATGTAATCAGGATTAGGCTTGATATAAATATAAAACTGAACAAGAGATTCAATATCAACATTATCAGGCCGCGATACGAAAGACATCAGAGTTACATACTTTACGTACAATTTCTGAACGCTTGTGATTGATTGAAGCAATGTTTTGTTGAGATTTCTTTGTAGCGGCTGGAGCATGAGTAGACCAATCCGTTAGTGTGTTATAAACAGCCCATTGAGTACGACCCATCTTTTGAGAATAATCTTTCCAAGCCTTGGCAAGATATGTCAATGAACTATTGAGTCGAGGTAACTTGTCAAACACTGCTGACCATGATACACCGCTTTCATTGACTGCGGCCTGAACAAGAGCAAAACAGCCTGCGGCCTCTGCAAAAGCATACATTGCTTGCTTTTCAGATACTTCTGTTATTGCCATAGTTTGCCATAACTCACGCTCGTTTTCAAATATCTCAAGAGATTTGGTAATTGAACGAGAGGCTTGATTGATGTCAAGATTCTTTGTGTGCCTAGCTTTGAACAAACCAGCGTCACCAGTCACAAACACTTGACCATTGAAGCAAGCACCTTGTCGAGCGCCAGCAGATAGATAAAACGAGAAAGTACTATCAAGAGAAGTAACTCCCAGCATTGTCAACTCAGCAGTGTCGCCTCCCGGAGTAGCATAACAATGCTCTGGAAATCTATATTGAACAAAGGTTGCGGCACCATTGTGACTGCACCGGATAGTCTCGACAACGCCATCAGTATGCAAACCGCTCCGCATAATAATTGCACGTTGAGCATCAATTAATTTGCGCGGCTCAACAGGCTTATAATTTTTACCATGAACACCTAGCTCGTCCATAGTATCTGTACGAACAACAGCAACTTTTGATGACTCATACCACTGATCGGTGTCATCATTAAAATAAAGCATTGGGCGGGTTGCTACAGGAAAATCAGCAACGCCATAACCTTTGCCAGCAAAAGGATCTGCTGGACGATGAGTACCAAAAATAGAAATTACATCCGACATAATATGTCTCCAGTTGATTAAAGGTTTACCGCATCTTGAAGATAGCTATAATGTACTTGGGATACATGAAAGCCATCCTCAAATCTTTTAGACTTACTAGCTAAATAATTACACCAGTTGTCCCATAACTTTTTTGTACCAATGTCGTGACATATAGAAATATAATTCATAACACGACGATTCTTTATAGCTTTTGACTTTAAAGACTTAGATAATTTTAAATCTTTCATTGGGATATTATACATTCGTAGATTGTGAATGTCAATACAGCCAACAAGCCCCGCAGTTAGTTGACAAACAAAGCCAGCCTTTGCCATACCTAACCCATCAATTTGCAAGAATACATTCATCAACGACAGCGCCCTGTCATCATCAGATTTATTTGAATTAAGAACTGCAAGGTACTGAGAATAAATAAATTCTTTTCGGGACATGAGCGCCTTGTACGTTTTAATTTTATTACCCCATATAAATTTAGAGTCGATGCCATTTAATTTTACATCTTTGAGTTGTTTGCCAACGGCATACCACGGCTGTTGAATACTTAACACAACCATTAATACAATATCGGAAAGATTATCGCTTGATAATCTAGAATAATTTTGCACAGCCTTAGCATGAAGTTCATACATCAGTAAGTTCCTCAATAGAATCAAAGAAAGAATCGTCAGGATATATGCCGTGAGTCAGAAAATCAAAATGAGCTTGAGTTAAATGCGGCATAGCTTCAGCCGCAGTCATTCTATTTTTCTGCCAATTATCTAATTGTTCGGCGGTTACTGGTATATTAATATTATATATTTTATTCATATAGGTCATACGAAATTTCATGATAAATCTTCTAAATCTTTTAGTTTCTTTTTAAGTTCAGAGATAGTATCTTCTTGATTAGAAATTTTAAGCTCAAGCTCATCCATATAATTAGTGACACACCTCTTATAAATTGTTGTAAACTGCTGATGACTTAAAGTATTCATTAAATAATCTGAAATGTTTAGACCATTCTCAAAACACCAATCAACAATTTCTTCAAGGGTATAATTATTATCTTCGGCGGCACTAATGACATCAGCAAGATCGAAAAATTCTACTCCAATTTCACGATCAAAATCACTAACGTCTACGTCTATACTAATATAACCTGATACAGTTGGCATAAGAATATCTCCTTTACTTTACATTAGAAATTAAACCGTCAACCATTGTGACGTTTGCAAAAAACTCTCGACCCTGACCAGTAATATGTGGTCTATTAGCGCCGGTCATAGTACCATTACGAACATACTCATTTCCGAACAGGCTTGTTTCAATATAATTTAAAGGCTTACCTATGCATTCTTTCAATACTTTTTTGCTGGGGTAATTAAATATTATCATTGCGTTCTCCGGTGTCGTCGTCGGTGGGGGGCTTCTTAAGTCTTTAAAACCCCTTACCCTGTAAGGGGGTTTTAAAGACGTAGAAGCCCACTCTAATTTAATCTTTCAAGCCGCCAGTTATCTTTGCCAGTATCTTCTGGTGCATCATCATATCTTACAACCCGCTGTAGTTCTGTTACTTCAGGGGTAAGATCCCAAGCGATATCCCAATAACCTTTTTCTTGTATTTTATTCTTCATACTGTTGAACATTATCAACTCCATTTTATCTGTCGGAGTTTCACCAAATTTATTTAAATGAGAGATGCGCCGCTCAATAGTTGAACAATCCCAACTGCTAAGATATTCATGGTCTTCATTGCCATAACGCAAACAAAATTCATTTTTATCTCCAAGACTGTGCCTGTAATAGCACACATCATAGGAATCAATAGGGCCAGTAATGCTAAATAAATAATCTTCTAAGGGGTGACCGCATTCATTTTTCCACAGCATAATATCCTCCAAATAAAAAAGGGGGCCGAAGCCCCCACAAATTAACGAAGTTTTAATAGACACATATCACCGTCTTTGTTGATTTTGTAAAAGCTATAACGTCCTCTAAGATAACTTGAAGCCGCTTGCTGAGTCTTATGTCGATCAGCATAAGGTACAACAAACCATTCCATTGATTGCATCCTTTCAAACCGATCTCTCCAATTAGATTGCCGACCACGAATATTTAATGGCTGTGGAGGAGTGCCGGTGTTAATAGCATGATAAGTTGCACCAAAGGCTGGACTAGTTTCAGAATCTAAAAAACGCATAGTGTATCTCCAAGTAAAGTTTAGGGTGAGTGGTTGACTTGTAAGCAGAGCTTACCATTTTAAAGCATAGCGCCAACCAAACTATGCCCACCCAAGACGGGTTAAATTACTTACGGATAGTAATTAATTTCTTGAACTGAGCAGGAACTCGCTTGGCTTTGAAGAACTTTTGAGCCTCGCCATGAGTCATTTGAATATCTTGCTCGTTATAAAACTTGTACAAGATAGCTTTGAACATACGAGTTGCCATGTATGTTTTTGTCTTGTCACCTTTAGTGTGCAACTGAGCAAAGTAATATGCAACACCGTTAAACTGACGGTATGAAGCAGGCTTGTTGGGGTCGAGAGTAGTGTAATCGAACTGAGACATAAGCACCTCCAAGTGCAATGAAGTTTTGGGTGGATTTAAAGAGCAGAGAACCGGCTGGCAGTCCTCTAAGGGCTTCTAAGTTTTAAAACCCTCACAAGTGAGGGGTTTTAAAACTAAGAATCCCTAATCGTCATGGTCGTTTAAAATTGTTTTTAAAGAGTTAGATATTTGAATTAACCGATTTCGTGTCTCAATTTTATTTATGTGACAAGTAAACGGATCTAAATTTTTGTAACGCTCTAAAAAATAATCAACTTCATCGGAAAGACCTTTAATCTGGTCTAAAATTACATAATCTTCTGATCCTGTCATCGTCGCCTCCTTTAAGACCTTCTAAGTTTTAAAACCCTTTACCCTGTAAAGGGGTTTTAAAACTAGAAGGTCTAAAGCCTCAGTCGGTTAATTAATTTTGAGCTTCGTGATCTTTAATTACCATAATTAAACGCCAATCAAGTTCTGGCATTTCTTCAATATTTTTCTTATATATTTTTTCTGCCAATGTAATATCTGAAAAATCACTATCTCGATGCCAAGGGCCATATTCATTATATTCAATAACAAATTCCATACAAAACTCCTTTAGAGTTTAGGGTTTATAAATAAAAAAACCCCAGCAAAGCTGGGGTCTTTGAAGACTTTGAAGAACTCTTAAGAGTTCTTCAGAAGTAACTGGACAGCGGCAGTCAAGTCTGCGACTTGCTTCTTCAGAGCTTTTAGCTCTGAAGCCTCAGAGACTTTTGGCGGTGTCTTGGAAGACTTCGTAGAAGTCTTAGTCGGAGCCTTCTTTGAAGGCTTTGGAGACTCCTTTGGAGTCTCTTCAGCGGTACTGAGCAAGTCACTAAAGTTCTTAGGAACTTTAGAGACTTTGAAGAACTTCTGGATGTCGCCGTGAGTCAAGTTCTTCCCAGATTCCTTTTGGAATCTGTAAAGAACTGCGGTGTATTTCTTGGTCAGCATCCACGAATCCTCTGGATTCGTTAGCTTCGCAAAGCGATTTGCAATCGCTGAGATCTGTCGGGGTGAAGCCTCTTTAGAGGCTGGGATTTTGCTGAAGTCTGGCTTCGCCATAATCAATTCTCCGAATTGTAAGTTTTGGTTGCCACAAGCCTTCGGCTTGAAGCGGCTTCGGAGGGTCTTTAAGTACTTCATAAGCTTTAAAGCCCTCACAAGTGAGGGGCTTTAAAGCGTTGAAGTACTAAGCGATTTGGCTAGGCTTAAAAACCTTAAGGTTTTTACAACACGCGCCTGTGAAATCTAAAAAAATCTTTGATTTTTATAGATTTTTAAAAAATCTTTAAAAATCTCTAAAGATTTTTAAAGATTTCATAGCTGGCAACCAGAGTCTCTAAAGATCTTAGAGATCTTTAGAGACTCTGGCGGTAGATTTCTAGAATACTTTAAAGTCTGCAAGACTTTAAAGTATTCTAGACTTCCTAGCCCTTCAAAGCTTTGAAGGGCTAGGCAGGTGACCACCCCCCATCCCCCCTATATATACTCATAGTTCTACATTTTCAAAGATTCTGAATGTCAACCAGTTTGTCGCCCCACTTCAAAGATCTTAAAGGTGAAAGGCGGCTATGCAAATACATATGTACCCGGTGGGCTACATAGTCTATTATATACTTGGAT